TTGCTGGTAATAGAAACTATCATGATCAAGATTGTGTTGATGATGTTGTAGATCTACTTGAGGCAATTGCAGATAACGTAGCATATGGTGGTAACGATAAGACATGGGATGCTGCATACTCATACAAGACTGGTGCTCATGTCGCTGGTGAAGAAACAGAGACTAATGTAGTCTTTAACCATGCTAAGGAGATGGCTGCTCAAGTCATTAAGAATCAAAAAATTCTTCCTATTGGTAATCATGGTATAGCACAGTCATATGATACAAATATTACTGCTGATACTTCTGATGCACCAGTAGATAAGAATGGTGATGCATATAATCTATTAATCTCTAATGCTGAGTTTATAGCACATGAAGCATACTCAAGAATGATTCTTGAGAATAGTGATTTCACACCTCCAACAGGAAATCCACAGGATTGTAAGGATGACATTAAAGACTTCGTTGTTGAAATTGCACATAACGTAGGATTTGGTGGTAATGACAGAGTTTGGGATATGGCGAACCTGTATGTAACAGGTGCTCATGTGGAAGGTGAAGAAGCACAGACACTTGCTGCATTTAAAGATGCTAAAGAGATCATGGTACAAGTAGCAAGAAATGAAAAGGTTCTTGCTATTGGTTCACATGGTAAGACTCAAACATATTATAGTGGTACTTCTGACACAGCTACTCCACAAAATAATAAGGTAGCTGACGCAAGGAATTTGATACTTGCCAATAAAAATTTCGTGGCAGAAATTGCTCTAGGAAGGATGCTTGCACAGTATTCTAATTATGTTCCTGCTACAGGATATACTACTAATGATTGTCTTGATGATCTTAAGGATGTAGTAGATGCTGTTGCACATAACTTAGGATATGGTGGTAATGAGCGTGTATGGGATGCTGCTAACATGTATGTTTCTGGTGGTCATGCAGATGGTCATGAGAATGAAACTATTAAAGGATTTAATGAAGTACGTGATATTATTAGACAGGTAATAGTTAATGAAGATGTTACTGTTGGTGGTCACACAACATTACCTCAAGCAAAAGATATAACAATTACTAATGGAGTTGCCAATGGTGATTGTGATAATGCAAAGAGTACAGTTACCACTTTAATTGGTATTCTTACTAATACTATTTCAAACCCATCATCTCTTGCTGGAGTTACTCGTACAGAGTCTGTAACTAAGTGTGTTGGACCTGTATCTGCAATTAATACTTTATATGATATTGTCACTAATGCTATTACAACACCTGAGAGTTTATCACAAGTAACAAGATCAACAGGAACTGGTGCTAAGTGTGATGATATTAGATCTACTATTGATACGTTATTTGCTATTGTTACAAGTACAGTTACTAATGGTACTGCACTTGATTCTATAACAAGAAATGTATCTAATGGTCCATGTCAGAATGTAGCATCTACAATAACAACATTATTTGGTATTCTTACTAATACTATAACTACAGTAGGTTACTTAGACAGTATTGATAAGACAGAGATTCCTCTTGGATTAGAGTTAGGTCAATCTGTAAATGCTAATTCAACAACTACAGATAGTTACCTGTGGTTTACTTGGCCAACAACTGCTGGTGTAGCAGACTCTGGAGTTTATACTACTAAAGTACCAAACATTGATACATCATTCAATAATGATCCTGCCAATGTTGCTAGAAAAGATACTACTTATCCAGAGTGCAACAACCAAGCAAATGCTGTACGTCAGTACTTTGCTAACATTGGTACTATTATTCAGTCTGGACTAGGAAGTGTTACTAGAAATGAACCTGCTTCTACCACTGCATTATCTAAGAGAGCAACTGTATGGACTCTAGTAGATCCTAGCAAGCAACCACCAGTACAGAATGATCCTCATAAATTAGAGACTGGTACTCCAGTAAGATTGGTTCCTAGACCTAAGACTGGAAAGACAGTTGATAAACGTAATGTAAGATTACCTAATGGATTCAATACTAATCAAGAGTATTATGTAATTGCTCCAGGTAGATCTACATATCCACAAGATTTCTCTGCTACAACTTCATTTAATGGTGATGAGCAAGATGTATTAATGCTTGCAAGTAGTAAAGAAAATGCTGCTGCTGGTATATACTTACATTCATCTGAAGTTGATGGTATTCATCCTGATATTGAGATTGATCTTTATCAGTTTACTATTGATGATAAGTATGATTTGCATCAATATATTTGTACACTTGTAAGTAATGGTATTCAAACTGATGTATCACACATCTTTGATTTACCTCAAGTAAATGTACCTGAAGGTCATCCAGTATTCTTTAGATCACAAGCTGGTAAAGATTTACCTACTGTTGGTGGAACTGATGCTGCGGATCCTGCTGTGGCATATCAGTCTGGTGTTAACATTGGTAAGTTGAGAGATGATGTAGAATTTTATGCTAGGTATATTAATGAGAAGGTATTTAAGATTTATAGAACTCATGCTAATGCTATAGCTGATTTCTCTCCTATAGATTTAACATCTTCTCCAAATATAGGATTTAATGTATTTGCTAACAAACGTACATCACCAATGAGGTTTGATCCTACGTTTGCTAATCCAAATGTACCAGATAAAGGTAAGTGGTTCTTACAAGTAGAACCAAATTCACAAGGTGCTCCTTCTAGTTCTCAAGAAATTCTTGCAAGACTTCATGATGTAGAATACAACGATGCATCTGGTAATACTAAGACTAATGATACATGGTATACTCGTCTGAAGGATGAAAGAACTCCTGATGATCGTATCTATCGTTTCCGTTACGTAATTCCTAGTTACCTCAAGTCTGTTCGTGATCCTCTAAATGGATTTACCATTAAGATGAGGAAGGATGAGACAAGAAAACTTCTCCCACAGAAAATTGTTCTTAAACCAAAAGCTGGTAATACAGTAACAAAAGCAGTATTCAATAATACTACTGATAGTGGACAAGCAAATGAGATTATTGGATGGGATAGTGCTACCTTTGCTAATCCTGGCGGTAATCAGAATGCACTTGATCTTGATAAGAGATATGATCCATTTAAGAAGGATTTAACAGGTGGTGGTAAAGAATATCAATCATATATTAAAACTGATTCTAAGATACAAGCAACTATTCAATCTGGTAGATACTTTATTGATGGTAGTAGTGGTGATGAACTTCTTGAATTAACAGTATTTGATCATGGAATTGATGTTGATGTTCCTGCACTTAAGAATGAAATATTAACAACAGTTAAGATTACTACACCTCAAGGTGGTACTGGTTTCATTGCTAATGCTGGACAACCTGCTACTGGATATCATCAAGATACTAAAGTTGAGTGGGATGGTAATGATAAAGGTAGTGCTTATATTCATGCTGCATTACCAGAGGATCCTGCTAATCCTACTACATGTAACTGGCATTTGATTCTTAAGGGTATATCTGGAACATTAGATTATAATTCAAATACAGATACTAGATTTACACAGACTCAATCAAATGTTGTAGTATTTGCTGATCAACTTTCTGATGCTGATCATGGAAAATCTCTTGTTCTTAAAGAGATGATTCGTAAGGGTTATAATGAGTATTATTATAAGCAAAACTCTGCTTCTGTTTATACTCTAACACCAGGTGATGAAATTACAGACCAAGCAGGTAAAGAATATTATATTGCATCTGTACATGATGTTGGTGAGATTGATGATACATTCTATATCTTTAGTGTTGAAACTATTCAAAGACGTATCTTTGAACAGCAAGATGGTATCTTCTATCTAACTGCTGTACGTGGTAATATTTCACCATATCCAACTGGTGCTGGTAACCTTGGTAACTTTAGAGACTTTAAATTCTCTCAGCCAATTAGCAAATTATATCCTCTAAACTATAAGAATGATCCAGTATGGTTCAAACAGTTAGATGTTAATTTTGTTGATCCACCTGCGACATATTCTGCTGCTGATAACTACGTTCATGGTTTAGTTACTGTTAATGATTTCAAGGGATCTATTACTAAGGAAGCAGTTATTGATTTCTTAGCAACTCCTTCTCTTGTTAATAACACATACACTGGTGATAATATAATTCAGGCACAATCAGGTAATGCTACATCTGGTTCTGAAGATCGTCAGATTCCTATCGCTGGTGATAACACAGTTGTTGTTGATCAGAGACTATATGTTGAACTTAGACGACCATCTATAGCACGTGCTGGTAACCATACGTTTGAATACCTTGGTTTTGGTCCAGGTAACTACTCAACTGGTCTACCAATTAGACAAGAGGTATTATTAACATCAACTCAAGACTTCTATGCACAGTCTAAGAAGGAAGACGGTGGTTTAGTATTCTATACTGGTCTTAACTCTAATGGTGATCTATACATTGGTAACCGTAAGATTGATGCTATTACTGGTGAAGAAGAATTCTTAGAGTCTGCAACACTTGTTGATTCTTCTGATGAGGATGATAAGGTTGATAGTCTTGTTACTACATTTGATACTCCTGTAACATTTAATAAGAATATTACTGTTAATGGTGGTGATGATGGTAAGTTAGTCAACACATTTAATTCCCCAGTAACAGTTAATGTTGCTAGTAGCTTAGGATTAAATTCTCTTACAATTCTTTCTACTGTAGACCCAAATGCTACACCTGTGGGTGATGATGAGACACTTGATAGATCTACACAACAGGGTAATCAATTAACTAATGGTGACATTGTTCTTAATAAGAACATGATTGCTGCATCTATATTCCAATTTAACCCACGTGGTTCTAATGGATTTGCACAAGCATACAAGATTCAGAACCATGTTGTTGGTGCTAGTGGATCAAATATTTCTCCATCACAAAGTTCTGATGCTAAGGATTATTTTGATAGTACACAGGTAGTTCGTTATGGAACTAATGGACCTTCTCCTGTTCCTGGAGATATGCTTCTTAAGGGTGATAGCGTTGGTGCATCTGGTTCTATTGGATGGATATATGCTAACTCATATTATACTCTAGGAGATCAAACTGCTACAAATCCTGATAATGTATTTAATCTTGAATTTGATGGAAGTACTCTAGTTAAGATTAACTGGAAGAATTCTAAGAAGAATAAGGAATTTAATCCTAAGATTACTTCTGGAACTAAGATTAGAATAAAAGATTGTAGTCAACCAGAATTGAATGGTGTGCATAACATTCATTCCAATTCTTATAATGAGGATAATACTTGGGTTAGGATTGTTATTAGTGCATCTCTAGCAATTAGTCCTATTGTATGGAACTCTCAAGCAACTGCTTCAATGGAGTATACAGATACTGCATGGAAGGAGTGGGGTGTACTTGGTAGTGAAGCAATTAGAACAGAAACTTCTGCTCTATCTGATTATAGAGTTGGTATTAATACAATTGCAAGATCAGGTGGTACTGATGCATGGAAGACTGCATTTGTTAACGATTCAACAGCACCAAGAGCAAATCTAGATGTAGAAGGTAATGGTATTATTACTGGTTACTCTATAACTTATGGTACTGGTACATTTACTGGTCTTCCTGATGCATTTGTCGTAGGTACTTTCTCACCTGCTGCTCTTAATAATTCAGCAACCTTCCGTATTAATGTACAACAAAATCGTGTTGGTATTAATGTTTCAGATGATAAGACTGCTAATACAGAATTAGATAGATCACTCGTTGTTGATGGTGATTCTAGATTTACTAATGATGCTAAGTTTGAACAGGATATAGATGTTGATGGTGGTGGTGCTGGTGTTAATAATACTGCTGAAATAAGGACTGCTATTGAGACAGGAACTTTTGAGTTCTTGATGAATAGTACCTTTGAAGGAGATCACTCTGCATATGTTAATAATGTTGGTGGAATAAATGGTCTTAAGATTGGTGGTTCTGCTAAGAATATTGAAATTGGTGATGTCCAAGCGTCTATTCAAGAAATTGAGGTAGGTACTAAGGCAGCTAAGAGTTGGATTGATTTAGGTTCTACACCTGATGGAGATGGAACTAATGCTCATATCTCCAGAATATCAATTGGTGGTGCTTTTGATGGTAACGAGACAGATTCTTACACTCAAATTGGTTCTAAGGAATTAAAAATCGCTGGTGATATTTTACTTGGACAAGTTAAGGATAAGGATAACAATACAACAATAACAAAAAGAGGTGCTGGAGATACAGCATTCTTTAGATCTACTGCTGAAACTGTTTCTTTCTTGGGTGACAACAGTGCAACTACTGTAGTTGATTTTGCTACTAATGCGTCTCAAATAACTATTGCTGGTCAAGGTGGTAGCACAACCATTAGGAACAATACTAAGGTTGAAGCAACACTAAGAGTTAATAGCGATATTACTTTATGTGGTGGAACAAATAACTTTACCTTCAAGGCAACTAGAAAGCAAGCAGGTTCTACTACAATATTAGCACATACTAATGGAATACTTGGTAACAATATATTTGATAGAAATGTAGATGTTATTGATGTACTAAGGGTATCAGCACCTGCAACAAACCCACCAAATATGAGGACTGCTTATAACAGAATTGATACTGGTGGTTATGGTGCATGGGGTAATTCTACATGGACTTTAGCTATTCCTCAAGCTGGATTACCTGCTTTACCAGTAGCAACAGATCCTAGAGATCAACAGTATTATCTACCATTGAAGTTCAGTCCATTTAATAATGTAACTGTTATTAATCCAGATGGAGATCAGTATTTTAATGAAAATGATATTTTATTAATTGATACTGGTGAGGGTGCTAGTTCTCATCCAGAATTTGTTAAGATTGTTGCTCTACCAAAAATAGTTTCAAGTAATAATCCGTATCATGTTACTGTTGTAAGACAACCATTTGGTACATTCACTGGAAAACATGAGAATCATTTAGATGAAACACCAATTTATAAGTGTATTGTTCAAAATGATTCAACATGGATCACTGAAGATATTGATACTGTAAATGAGCAAAAGACAATTAAATTAGCACAATTTGGTGGTACTATTGATGTAGATGATTATCTTATCATATCTCGTGCAGATGGTACACCTGCTAATGATGGTGTTGATGATGAAGGTGAAATATTTAAATTAGATGAAGTCATTGAAGCGGTTGCTAAGAAACTCATGGTCAAGAATGGCTGTGATAGTGCTAATGAAAATACAGTATTTGAGGTTAATTCTGTTACTGGTGAAGTTACCATTGGTGGTGATACCATTGTTAATGGTTCTCTTAGTCTTGTAGGTGGATGTGATCCAGATGATCACTTTACAATAAGAAATGCAGATGCACCTGTTTATGATATTAACATGTGCAATGGTAATACCATAATAGGAACTCAAGTTGGTCAAGTATATGTTATTGGTGGTTACTATGGTAGTACTCCTATAGCACATAATTCAACTAGTGTTGTTACATCATACATGTATGATCCACAGAGTATTAATCCTACTGGTCCTAAAACAACTACTAGTACTGCTGTTACTGCAACTGAATGGAATATACCTATTTCTGGTAATGTTGACGCATTTGTTAAAGGTGATTTAGTTGCACTTGTCAATGGTAGTAGTCAAATTGAGATTATTCTTGTAACAGATGATCCTTATACTACTGCTGGTCAATCATATCTACCAACGATTTATAATGCTGGATATCCTGCCAATACATATCCTAACGGAGGTAGAGGACAAGAAGGAACATCACCACAAGCACATATTCAAGGTGTTGAGGTTGTTAGAGTATCTCCTGATGCTAGAAATACATCATTAATAGATCCTATTGCTGCTACAGGTAGAGTTGCTGCTCCATCACCAAATATTAATCCTGCTAAGATACAAATAAAACTACTTAATTCTGATATTATAGGTGATAAAGTAGATTATACAACATTTGTTAAGATTGTTACTGGAGGAAATATTGAGTGGTTCTATGTAGATAGTATTGATGGTAATCCTGATACTGAATTTGGTGTGAGGATGTCCAAGTCTATTAGACTTGATGCTAATGGTAATTTCAGTTCTACTGGAACATTGAAAAACAATTTTGGTGGTGGTACTCTCCACGTACATGACGATGTTGAATTACATAGTGGTAGTATCAGAATGTATGGTTCTGATGGTAAGACACTAGCATTTAACGTAGCTAATGATGATGATCACTATGGTGATGGATCAGTTAGAGATGATAAGACTGGTTACATGGGCATGTATGTCAATGGAGCTGGTGAGTTTACTGGAGATCTTAGAATAACTCATAAGGATTGTCAGTCTACTGGTGTTTGTAATACTGAAGTCTCATGGCAAGCATTTGCTACTGATGGATCTCTTAATATGGGTAAGAAACTTTATATTAAGGGTGCAGTTAGTGCTAATGGTAGTTCCTCTGATGCTATCGTACATGTTGATAACTTGGGTGCTGCTGGAAATGCAGCAGTTGGACCAAGAGACTTTATCATGTATCAAGATTGTTCAATTGATGCATTTGGTATCTCTCGTTACTTCACTAGAAACGGTGGTCGCAGATATACATATGTTGAACAGTCAACAACTGGAATAGGTCAGACACAAGCAGCACCATTACAACCAAATAATAATTACTTAATTAATACTTCTGCTGGTTCAAATATTGTTATGTATCTACCTGATTATGCTGAAACAGGTGACATGATTAGATTTGTTGAGGTTAGTGGAAACCTAACATACAATACAAGTCTAGTATTGAGAGCACTTAAGGTTAATAATGTTGCTGTTCCAGTTCAAGGTGATAGTACTGGTACTAAGATTCAAGCTGGTGCTGGTCAAATGCAAACTGCTTGGGATAGTGGTGAACTTGTTGTTCAAACAAGAAATGCATCATTTGGTTTAATATATGTTGGTGCAACAGATGCTGCTGGTGATCCAAATGCATCTTCAGTTCCATCTAACTTACGTGGATGGTGGTTAACAGAACTATAAGGATAACATGGCACAATACTACAGTTCAATTAAATCTATGAAGTCTGCTCGTATCGGCACAATAATGCCGTGGAGTGGTACAGGTACTGAAGGATTTACCGTTTCAAACTTACCAAAAGGTTGGATAGTATGTGATGGTCAGTTTAAGGATGCAGCAGATTATCCTTTACTTGCATCTGAAATAGGTGCAACATATGGTGAGGATGCATTTACTGGTCAATTCCCAAATTATTCTGGTAGATTTAAATTACCTGATATTAAAAATAAAGGATTGATTGATCTTGAGAAAGGTTATCTAGGTTCTGCTGAGTATCAACATGGACAGAGTGATGCTATTAGTGTACTCAATACATACAATCTTTTAGGTGATGGTAGTGGAGATGATATAGCAAATGATTATGGTCCAGATGCTCCAAATTTATCATATAATGCGACAGCAGATATTGATTTTAGTTTTCCTGATAATACTATAAAATTAAGTGGTAAATTAACAGGACAATCAATTAGTGAACCAACATTCTTTACTACTATTAGTACTATACCTAGAAAGTTGGGACTAAATCATATGCCATCACATAACCATACTGCTGAAGGGTTTCAAACTGCTACTGCTACTGCTTGGTCACCAGAAGTTTTCTATGCTCCTAGTGTTCAGTTAGGTGGTAGACAGGATGCACAAGTTTGTGAAGTTAAAGCAGTTAATATTGAATGTACCATTATTCCTGGTGGTGCAGTTAATGCCCCATCATGGAGAAATGGTAGAACATGGCAATCTTGGCATGGTGATATGGAAGGAGAACAGACCATACCACCTATGGATCAGTTTTACGATTATCAGAATGATACTGGAAAAGATTATTGGTCAGCAGTTCCAGCACCATCTTGGCATGATGGAACATCAACTAGGAATAGTCCTAAAAGAGCAAGTCAGACAGCAGTATTTTCACCAAATGCAAAAACAGATCAGTTTGCATATTCACCATGTGATAATGATCCAACAAATTCTCAAACAGCAACTCATTATCATCCAGCATGGCAAGGTCTTCATCCAAGACCAAGAAAGGATAGTAATAGGGTAAATTATTTTATTCAACAAGGTGATACTACTTACAATCAATTGGATGATCATCCAGAAGATCCATCTCTATGGTTTACTGTTGCTAATATTCCTACTACACAAGGATCTGATATAATTGTGTTACCAGCTGGTACAGATATTAGAACTACTATAACTGAAGGTACTGCACCCAATATAATTACCAGTTACAAGTATGATAAAATACGTCCGTATAAATTAGTTGATGGACCTGGATTTGAAAAGGGAACGATGATTGAGACTATAGAACAATCAGGTACTGATGATACAAATTATTCATATGAGATTAAGTTATCTAAAGAATGTATAGAGACTACAACTGGAGAAGATGTTGTTTTTAGAGATGGTACATGGCCTACAACTATTAATACATTTGCACCACAGAATCCAGATGATAATGGATTTACATCACACCAACATGGTACATTTGATCTCCAAATGTCAACAGGATCATTAAAACCACAATCAACATATATTGTTAGCGATGTTAGTTTAGGTAATGTTAGTCCAATTAATGAGGATAATGCTCTAAATATAGTAACTACTATTACCCAACCATCAATGACTATAGTTTATCTTATTAAGGCATACTAATGGCGAAGATATACGCAAAAGAGAGAGCAAAATATGGTAATTTAACAGGTCAAATAATAGTATGGCCAGTTGAAGTTGATAATGTTATCACATCTAGTAATACAAAGAAACAGTTACCTGCTGGTTATTTAAGATGTGATGGCACAGTTTATAATGCTATTGATTATCCACAACTTGCTGCTATATGTGGCACAGGAACTGGTGGTAAATTTGTGAGAAGAAATCTTGCTAATGAACCATTACAAACAGTAAGTGATGAACAATTTGTAGTACCAGATTTAGGATCTAAGTATCCAAAAGCAACTGGTGCTGCAACTGGTGGTGGACAATACTTAGATATTAGGGAGACAAATGCTGCTGATATAGAAGTAAGTCGTTCTGGAATTGGTATTGAAGCACAATCAATTGGAGATACCAATGGTGAATTTGATATAGAATACGAAGGTAATTTTGTTATTCCATCTCATGATATTAATATGAGAGGAAGACCATCGTGGACTGTGGGTACTGATGCTGGAAGGAGAACAGATAGTGAAGTGGTTGATATGACTGCTATTGCTGGTCATATGCATTTTCATAGTGGAACTAGAACAAGATTAAAAGCACAAACTGAAGTTGATGAAAATACTCCAAGTAATGTTCTTGATCCAGCACCAATAGGTAATGTTGGTTTGTTTCAAGCTTCACCTATACCATTATATAAATGGTTGGAAGCAACAATGGAACCTAATAGTGCTGCTAATAAATGGCCAGGAAATAATCAAGATGTTTGTAAGGGAATAGCATCAAGTAACTGGCAAGATGGAAAGCAATATTTATTTGGTGATGGTAACTGGAGTCCACTTGATAAAACAATGTATGGTAATGCATGTTGGAACAATGATCAACCATTAAATCAACAATGGAATTATAATTGTTTGTTGCCAGCTGAATCTTATATGAATGAGAAGGGATTGGATGTTGATGGGAAAACAGATGGTTCTAGAGCATGGGATAATTATCCAATAACACAAACACCATATACTGTTGATACTACTACTAATAGTAAACCAAATTACGAATCTGGTATTGATCTTACCTTTGGATTAAGTATTCTTTGTGTCTTTGGTAATAGTGGTTGGGCATTTCAAAACTCAACTATAGATGTTGCTGCTACATATGTACAGAGTGGTAGTGGAGTTCCTAATGATTGGAAGGATAGTTCCTGCTATGATGTTGTACCCCTTCAAAATAATACACAGATTTGGAATACAACTCAATTATATCCATCATTATTCAATGAGTTTACAGAGACTGATACTCTTAATACCACTGCTAATGATCGTACAGATCATTTTCATAAAATAAATATAGATAAGGGAGCTCATAGTTATAAATTAAGAACTGATGCAACAGAAATAGCAGCAGATTTACTTGATACTAAACTAAGATTAGATGTAGATAATGCTGTTTCTGTTGATAGTGTATGTGCTCCATTTATTGTATTAGAATACCTAATTAAAATTTAATGACTGTTTCATCTCCACCAAGTTATAGAAATAATAGACCTAACTATTATACTGATAAGGCATCTGATATGATGCCTATTGGATCAATAGTTTCTACTTTTAAAGCTATAACAAGTAGTTATGATAACAGTTATACTCCAGTAACTAGATATACTGTACAAACTGGTAATGCTAATACAGCAACTAATCCAGAGTTTCAATATCCTGGATATTTGTATTGTGATGGTGCTGAATATAATATAGGTGATTTTCCAGCATTATTTGAGGTAATTGGAACTGATTATGGTGGTGAAGCAAGACCAGGCATAAAAATTGTTAATGGTGGTAGTGGATATGATGCTGGTACAACTATAACATTTGATTCTGCACCAGCAGGAGGAGAGGATATAGAAGCTAATCTTGCTATTGTTAGTGGAGTTGTAGTAGGTGTAAATTTAACTGCTTTAGGATCAGGATATTCAGAAGATATATCACAAGAACCAGGTTTTACATTAGCGAATACTGGTGGTGGAAGTGGATTACAATTAGAAATCAATATAGGACAAGGTGGTGCTGTTGAGTCTGTAAGTACAGATAATGTATATTACCATTGGGGTGGAGCAAGATCTCTTGGTACATTTAAAGTTCCAGATTTAAAAACAAGAAAGATATTAGGATATGGGAATGTATATGGACCTGGAAGTCCTACTGCTGGTTTAATAACTCTTGGTGCTGGTGCTGATAAGGTAGGTGGATCTTGGTATTTTGATAAACAATCTCAAAAAGGATTTTTTGCTCTTGGTACAATTACTACTACTGGTTACGAGAAAGTAACTGATGTCGTTGAGACTACAATGATTGGATCTCAAGCAATTAAGATTACCATTGATGATAGAAGATTGCAAGGACCACCAGAGCATAGTCATTTTATATACCACAGTCTTCCAAATTCACAATCTTCTTATGGTTCTGCTTACACTGGTGATAGATATTCAGTTGGTTATACTCCTAGTAATGCTAGAACTTATGGTTGGACACCTCAAGGTGGTATAGCATTTGGACATAAACATGGATTGTCAAAGCAACCATTACAAGATACCAATGTAGCAACATATGATATATTTGATTATAAAATGGGTGCAGAAGGAACTGGTAGTATTAAATCAACAAATCCAGATTATTATTTTGCATCAAGTGCTAGTGGAGCAGGTACTTGGGAAGAAGTAACATATACTCCTGACCCATTGTTTAGATATTTTGTTAATGATTCAGAAATTGGTGGTAGAGAGACGGTAAGTGGTGGTAGGGCAATTATTAGTTATACTCAAGACCTGGAGTATACTGTTAGTCAGAATATTAATATACCTAACCAGTGGGCTATAATGGAAGTTACACTTGCTGGTGGTGGTGGATCTGGTTCTGCTGGTGAACAACAAGGAAATGATGGTAATGATACTACAATAACAGTTACTTCTGGTGCTAGTACAGTTTTAACAATAACTGGTGGTGGTGGACAAGGAGGTGGAAAGTTTAATAATTTCACCAGTGGTGGTAATAAAGGATCTACTAGTGTAACTGGTAGTGCTGCTGGTGATGGTAATATAGTATCAGAACAGGGAGTAGATGGTACTGATGGAGGACTTGGACCTGCAACTGGTGGAATATATCCAGGAAATACTAATCCAACAGATCCAGGATTAGGAGGTACTGGAGGAAAATTCCTTATTGCTAATTGGAATTATGCTAGTGGTACTGATGGTAAGCATACATTTAATGGCAATGCAGGTGGAAATTCACAGGTATTTAATATAACACCATCTATGGGACTTAAAACATATAATGTGAGTACTTTAAGTGCTAGTGGAAAGTTTACAAAAATTGAAATTGATATGGCTGGTGCTAAGGGTGCAAACTCTCAATTAGCACATCAAGATGGAGGTGGTGCTTTTGATGGATCTATTGGTGGTGATGGTCGTGATGGTTGTAGAATGCAATTGGAAATTAAATCTTCATTAGTAGAGAATACTAATGCATTTGCATTTACAGCACAGGCAGGATATAAAGGTCAAGATTATGCGTTGAATGCTTGGCCAGAAGGAGATGGTATTGGTGGAGGTGGACCTGGTGGTGCAGGATTCTCTAATGCCTTTGGTGGAAATGGTGGTGATGGTGCTACTGATGATGGTGGCGGTGGTGGTGCTGCATCTATTTTTAAAGTAGGACAGACTCTTGTTGCTGGTGCAGGTGGTGGAGGAGGAGGCGGTGGTCTCCAACAAGGATCAGCTCCTTATAATGGTCAAAATGGACAACCGAATGCTACTTATGGAGACAATCCTTCAGCAACTTCATTTGTATTATATACTGGTAGTGGTGATCCAGGTAAACAATATGGCTGCGTAGGTGGCGGCGGTGGAGGCGGCGGCGGTGGCGTTGCTCCAACCGCAGGTGGAGGTGGTGGATCTGGTGGTACTGGTGGAGATCCACAAGGACTTGGTGGTGCTTCTGGCCATGGTGGTGGAGATGGTGGTACATCAGGTGCTAGTGCATATAAGAGTGATGTAGTTGATTTTGTTAACTCATCTATATCTAACAGTGGTGATGGATATGTTAAAGTTACCCTTACAGAAGAAGATGCATACTGGTCTCCTGGTGGAGGTGGTGGTGGATCTGGTGGTTTAATAACATATCAAATTGAAGCAGATAAATTACCAGGCGTGTCAAGTGTTGCTTTGAATATGAACAGTAATGCTGCTGCTGGTGTTGGTGGTACTGATAATGCCTTGCCACCATATGCTAAAGTTGGATTTGGTGTTATAACTGGATGGGATGGAGGAAATGTATCCATATCAATTGGAGATATAATTATCAAGGCATCTGATGGTGTTAACCTTTTTGCTTCTGGTACTGGTTCAGGTGATGGTGGTGGATTTAAATTACCATACACACAAGTTCCTGAAGTAGAATTTGAAGGTGGTGGTTCTGGATCAGGAGCACAAGCAAGTGTAACTATAACTGACGGTTGTGTTAGTGCAATTACTCTTGACAATGCAGGAACTGGATATACATCAGCTCCATATGTTCGTATAAAACATGGTGCAGGAACAAAAGCATATGCAACTGTTAAAGCAAAAACTGATGGTAATAGAGAATTGTACGATCTTGCATTATCTACTACAGGATTAACTCCAGTTAAATATAATGATGATGTTGGTAAACCTGCATATGTTAGATTTGCTGGAACTGAAGCTGTTAGATGGATTATTCTTAAAGAAGCAGATACATCTGATGTTAAGAGATTTGTTGTTAAATGTGCTCGTGGTAATGGTATTAATGGTGGAAAGAGACCAAATGAAGGTGGTGATGAATTGAAACTATTTTATAATACTGATATGAGTGAGACTTTTAATAATTTCTTGGGTGTCCTTGTTCCTACACCTAGTGCTACTGATATATCAACACAATATGATGGTAGTGGAACAGGTGATGAAGCAACTAAGTGGTATTGGTATGGTATTGATTTAACAACTGATGCACAGAATGCAAATGTGAGATTTATGATTAAACAAGAGAGACCATCAAGTGCTAGTGGAGATGATAGTGATAATTATGGTATATGTGATTTCATTTATGAAAAGAAAGAAATTACTGAATTGAAATTCATTCCTACTGCTGGTAGAATCTCAGCTAGTGGTGTTGATGAATTAACATATAATGTGGAGGGACCAGCAAATGCTACCTATACCACAGGTGCTACTGGTAATGATTCTACTTTTACATTAACACCACAAGTACCACTTGTACCTAATGCAGCAATTGATCCTGATATTCATGTACCATTGGTTGAATCATATCATTTATGCAAACATATAATCAAAGCATTCTAAATATAGAAGGGAACGTATAACAATAACATGGCAACTCCACAATTATTATTGCAAGTAGATGCGATATTAAAAACAGTTACTTATAAAGGTGTAACTAAAACAATTGCTGACGGTTACTGGACAAGTGACATTGTTCCTGCAATATATCCCCTATGGGATAGTGATAAGGATAAGTTAGTAATGTTTGCTTGGTATGATAATAGTACATACTTAGCACAGAAACGTAAGTACACTAAAAACTTCAAGACTGGTCAATTCTATTGGAATGACTATGAAATGGAGGATGTTGGTGGTAATGAAGGTGAAACATTATTTAATACGTTTAAGGATGCGTTCTTCTTAGCAGATTCATTAGATAAGATTGAATATGAAACTGAGTTTGCTAAATTACATGCACAGACATCAACAGTTAGTTGGTTGTCAGTTAGATTAGCACGTAATTTCTTATTAACAGAGACTGACTATGTTTTTATTGAAGATTCACCAGTTAGTGCAGAAGATAAACTATTATATAAAACATATAGACAGAAACTAAGGGATGTTCCTTCAGATACAGCAACAACTGATCCTTCTGCTGTTAAGTTTCCTATAAATCCTAGTTATTTTAAGAAAATATGGTTAGAAAAAGATCCAACTGTAACATATCTTGGTACTGCTGATCAGTTTGTAACATTAGCATCACATTATTTCACTACATTCCAAGAGAAGTTTGCTGCTTATCTAGTTGTTAAGGATTTAACTGAAGGATTATATAATAAATCATTTATAGATGAACTTAAGACAGCAGGTGTTGTTTACGATGGTAACAATGGAAATATAATCAGACAGATGGATGATTTCAGCATTGAACAAAGACAAACAACAGAGGATTATTTAAATGCTCTACTCAAGAAAATTGAGGATAATCAGTAATGGATGTAATTAACATTTGGGATACAGTAGAATCATATTGTAAAGCAAACGATACTTGTGTAGTATATTTTGTTAACGAGAAGATTAAGACTGCTGTTGTTGTTAAGCAACAAGAAGTATGGACATGGTATACTGATTTTGCTGAAGATTTTGTTCTTGATCAAATGAAAACTCTTGGTGACTGGGATATGA